GAATGGAACTATGTGGCGAGAAAAAATTGAAAAATGGCATTTCACTGTATACGATGGCGTATAATAAAAATTAATATAGATAATGGAAATGAAATGTTTCAAATGTTGGATGAACTAAGCTGACAATTCCAGTTTTGCAATATTTACACATTCAACGCATTCCGTGTCAACCGATAAATCTCCAACCGTGAAAGTGCCTTCGGCGATTGATTCGTCTGATTCACCGTTTTCCGGTTGTCCGTGTTGTAATAATTGTTCACCGTCCCACCAGAACTGCCGGGCAGCATTGCTCCGGAAATCCCATGCAAGCTGTAATTCAAATCAGAATCCATGGTCAGCTGCATGGCTTTCGCCACACCAACAACGGCTTTTTCCACATACTTCTTGCTCTTGTCAATGCCGTCTGCCAGCCCTTTCATAAAGTCCGGCATCCAACTCTCGTAGTCTGTCAGCGGACCTTTGTCCGGTACAGAGAAGTGCAGGAAATCCCGAATGGTATCGGCAACATTGGTGACGCAGTCCGCCAGCCAGCCGATGGCACTCTGAATGCCATCAATGATTCCCTGAATGATGTCCCGTCCCCAGTTCCAAGCATCGGAAGCCAGTCCCCTGATATATCCCACAGCGGCATCGAATCCATTCTGAATGGTGGATTTGATGCCGCTGATTTTGTCGGAAACCGCAGAACGAATGTTGTCCCAGATGCTGGACACCGTAGAAGAAATGCTCTGCATCACGTTAGAAATGGTACTCTTGATGCTGTTCCAGATGTTAGATACCACCGATTGGATGGCGTTCAGAACATTGGAAACCGCAGAACTGATCTGATTCCAGATAGACGATACCACAGAAAAAATGGCATTCATCACACTGGAAATCGTGCCGGAGATGCTGTTCCAGATGGAAGAAACCACATTCCAGATTGCAGACAAAACAGACGAAATGAAACCTGATACAGCATTCCAAACCGTAGTCACCACATCTTGAATCGCTGTCAAGACCGTGGAAATTGTAGTAGAAATGGCATTCCAGATGGTTTCAAAGGTCGTTCGGATACCCTCTAAAATGGGCGTTAAAAATGCCACGATTGCATTCCAAATGGCACTGATCTTCTCCGAGATCCAGTCCATCACTCTGCCCACAATGATTTGGATGGCTTCAAAAATCGTCTGAAACAGATAACCAAATGCCGTGATCAGCGGTTCTAAGGTGGTGTAAATGGCATTCCAAACGGTCGTAATGACGTTATAAATTGCCTGAAAAACCGTAGAAACCACGTTGTAAATGGCATTGAAAATCGTGCTGAAAAAGTTGTAGATCGCTGTAAAAATGGTGGTGAAGAAGTCCCGAATCGCTGTAAATACGGTTGTTGCCACCGTCTGAATGGCAGTGACAATGGCAGTGAAGGTATTGGAAATGGACGTCCAGGTGTTGACGAAAAAGTCCCGGATTCCGGTAACGATTCCCGTGAAGAAGGAAGCGATGCTGTTCCATGTATCCACGAAAAATGTTTTGATGGAAGTCCAAACTTCGTTCCAGCTTGTTCCGAACCACCCCAGCACCACATCCGCAATACCTTTCAGGGTATTCATGATATTGCGAAACGTGTTGACAACGAAATTCCAGATAGACGTAAAAATCCCCTTGATGCCGTCCCAGCACTGCTCCCAGTCACCAGTGAACAGACCGATCAATACATCAAGTGAATTTAAGAGAATATCTGCAAATCCAGAGAAAATATTGGAGATATTCTGAAAGACACCTTCAAAAATAGGAGCCAACAGATTGCACAGTCCATCCCATGCCGCTTTCAGCACATCGGTGAAACTCTCAAAGTCGAATCCCAGAGCATTTAGCCGGTCAGTGATGCCCTGTGTCAATCCAGTAAAGGTGCTTTTGATCTGCTCCCAGATTCCAATGATGTTGCTTTTGAATTCGTCATTGGTTTTCCAGAGATGCACAAAAGCAGCCACCAAAGCGGCAACAGCTGCGATAATGGCGAGCAGCGGACCCAGTGACACGCCCAACGCTCCGGTAATGGCTCCGATGCCACTCTGCACAGCCGAGAAAAGTGCAGGCAGTTTGGACACTGCGGAAAAGACGGTTCCCACGCTGGAAATGGTCTTTCCCAACACCACCAGCATCGGACCCAGAGCAGCAGCCACCAGTGCAATTTTCGCAATGGTTTCTTTGGTCTGCGGATCCAGTTGGTTCAGCTTGTCCACCAGTTCCTGAATACGGGAAACGATGGAGCGAATGGTGGGCATCAGAATGTCAGAAAAGGAGATCGCCAACTCTTCCAGCTGGGACTTCAAGATGGTCACTTGTCCGGCAAGGTTATCCTGCATGACCGCTGCCATTTTTTCGGTCGTGCCATTGTAACCGTCTACTGTATCCGAACAGGTGTCAATGGCATTGGACAGTTTTTCAAAATCCGCCGGTGAACCGTTGATGATCGCCAGCATACCGGACATGGCCTCTTTGCCAAACAGCGAGGCAGCCGCCTGTGCCTGTTCTGCCTCAGACAATCCGCCCAATTTCTGTCGGAGTTGTTCCATGAGTTCTCGTAAAGAGTACATCTTGCCAGAACTATCCGTCAGAGAAATGCCGTACTGTTCCATGGCAGATGCTACCGTGCCTGTCGGCTTTGCCAGATTGGTGATAGCGGAACGCAGTGCTGTACCAGCCTGTGAGGATTTGATACCGGCGTTTGCCATCAGTCCGATGGCAATGGCAGAGTCTTCAGCAGAATAGCCCAAAGAACCCAGCACCGGAGCGGCATATTTAAAAGTTTCTCCCATCATGCTGACATTGGTGTTAGCGTTGGAACTTGCAGCCGCCAGAATATCCGCAAAGTGTCCGCTGTCCGAGGCAGACAAACCAAAGGCAGTCAGAGCATCCGTGACAATGTCCGAAGTAGATGCCAAGTCCTCGCCACTGGCGGCAGCAAGATTCATAATGCCTTCGATACCGCTGAGCATATCGTTGGTTTTCCAGCCTGCCATCGCCATGTAGTTCATAGCATCCGCAGCCTCACTTGCAGAGAACTTCGTTTTACTGCCCATTTCACGTGCTTTTTCCCGGAGAGCATCCATCTCTGAACCGGTCGCCCCCGAAACAGCTGCCACTTTTGACATGGCAGAATCGAAATCCGCACCAGTTTTCACGGCAATGGTTCCCAAAGCCGCGACACCGGCAGTGACCGGCAAAAGCCTTTGTCCCACGTCAGAGATCTTGTCTCCGGCGGACTGCAGCGTTTCACCCAGAACACCCATCTTTTCCAAGGCGGTGTGAGAATTGTTTGCTTCTGTGGTCAGGCGTTTCAGTTCGTTTTCGGTTTCGATGATCTCACGCTGTAGAGCATCATACTGCTGCTGGGAAATTTCGCCATTTGCAAGAGCGGTATTTGCCTGTTCTGCGGCAGTTTTCAGCACTTCCAGCTTTTCCTTGGTGGCAGATACCGCATCCGCCAGCAGTTTGTGCTTCTGGGATAGGAGTTCTGTGTTGGTAGGATCGAGTTTCAGCAGTTTCTGGACATCCTTTAACTGTGTCTGTGTACCCTTGATATCCTTGTTGACACTTTCCAGTGCCTTGGACAGCTTGGTGGTATCGCCGCCGATTTCTACGGTGATGCCTTTGATGCGGTTTGCCATGGGGGTCACCTGCCTTTTTCAAAAAATAGGTTGAATTTATCCTAACAATATGGTATAATAAGAGCAAGGAGGTGTTCGTATGATGATAGATACAAACACAATTATTTCTATGACAGAAGCAAATCAGAATTTTTCCATGGTAACAAGAATCGTAGACCGGTATGGAACGGCCGTTATTTTCAAAAATAATAAGCCCCGTTATGAAGTCAGAATGATTGAAGACACAGAAGAAGCGGAAACGGCATCGGATGAAGAAGTGCTTTCTGTTTCAAAAAAACTGATGAAACGCAACGCTGCTGTTTATGAGGAACTTGCCAAATGAAACGACTCACAAAGGAACAGGTAATGCTGCTTCACAAAGAACTGGTGAAGGAATCAGGCGGCTCAGCGGAAATTCGTGATGAAGGACTTCTGGATTCGGCATTGAATGCACCTTTCCAAACGTTTGATGATGCAGAATTATATCCGACAATCATAGAAAAAGCAGCTCGTCTTGGATACAGTTTGATAAAAAATCATGCGTTTGTAGATGGAAATAAAAGAATCGGCACGCATACAATGCTTGTATTTCTTTCTCTGAATCATATTGAAGTGGAATATGATGACGATGAATTGATTCAAATGATTCTCGGAATTGCAGCCGGTGAAATGGATGACCGACAATTGCAGGAATGGCTGTGGAAACACATCATATAGGTTAAAACGCATCAAAATCCTCCTGCGTTGCCAGAGAATCATACTTGAAATCGTCATTTTCTCGTTCGGTGAACATATCATTCACCAGACCAATGGTCAGAAAATCCAAATCGCCCATTGACAAACCAAGCTGAACGCACCGCAGCAAAAACAGCGGTGTGGTCATCGGTCGGTCAATCGGGCGATGTTTTTTTTAGACTTGACCTGCGTTTCTACGTTCAAACCCCAGAGATCGATCAGCTGCGGCAAAATCTCATAAATGCTGAATGTGTTAAACTGCTCCAGCCACTCGTCCGGTGATGCCGGAATGGCTGCATCGGCGTGTTTTGCCATGATATAGGCGATGTTCTCAAACACCTCAAGGCTCTCGATGTC